GTGGACGGTTCCCGTCTGGAACTTGCAACCAAACAATTGCAGATGCAGGTGGAATTTCAGAGGGCGTGTATGGAACAAATGTACAAGATGCCCCCTAAAATGAAAGAGCCTGACTGGCGTGACCTGATAGACAAGTTACTGGAAACGGCTACACGTATTTCGGTGCCGGAAGAACTTACCCACAAGGGACAGTTCAACGAACTTCTTGAGATGTTCTGCACGTCGAGGATCAAGGCACAAAGCCCGGAAGAACTTCTTACAGGCAAACCCTGGACTGAGGACGGTGTAACCTACTTCAAGCTCACTGGTCTTCAGGAATTTCTGAAGCGCCACAACTTCACGTCCTATACCCGTGGTCAGGTAACGGAGAGACTAAAAGAACTTAACAACGGTGGAACATCTAATAAAAACTTCCGTTTCAAAGACAACAAGGATAAGTGGAAACAGGTTCGGGTATGGCACGTCCCGGAAATGGACAAAGGGGAAGTGGATCTGCCGCCCGTGACCTTTAAGGAAGAGGATGTCCCGTTTTGACAGACCCCATAACTTATCTGGGACCACCTGGCACCGGGAAAACCCAAAACCTTTCCAACCTCATACGCAATTGCCTGGAGGACAATATATCTCCTGAAAGAATTGCCTGTGTTTCATTCACCCGTAAGGCAGCAGAGGAAAGCCGTGAAAGAGTATGCAGGGACTGGGGTCTCAAGGAAGACAGTCTTCCCTACTTTCAAACCCTCCATGCCATGGCCTTTCGTAGCGGGGGGTACAAGGTCAATAATGTTATCCGTGGGTCAGATTTGAAGACCTTGGGGAAGTCCCTTGGCCTTCTTTTTACGGACTCCAAGAAAAAGGATATTGAAAGTGATTTTGATATCCTTGGATATTCCCAAGGGGATATGTATTTAAACATATATCAACTCTCCCGCAGCCTTCGTATTTCACTGGAAGAAAGTTACCGCCATGCAGAAAACTATGACTTGTACTGGTCTGAACTAAACCGTCTTGTTGAGGCATACAACAACTACAAAAAGGTTCACCGCAAAATCGATTTCACTGACATGATTGAAAATTTTGTAACACGGGAGGAAGCTCTTGATATTGACGCCTTGTTTGTGGATGAGGCACAGGATTTATCTACCCTTCAATGGGAGATGGTCAAGGTGCTTCGGATGACGCCTGAAGTTCAGGTTTTCACCGGCGATGATGATCAGGCCATTATGAATTTCCAGGGCGCAGACGTTAACGCTTTCTTAACGGCTACAGACAAGAAGCACGTTTTAACCCAGTCCCATAGACTCCCTCGTAGAGTATGGGACGAAGCGCAGCGTATCGTATCCCGTATTGAGGGGAGAGCGCCCAAGGTCTGGTATCCACGGGATGAAGAGGGTTCGGTTCATTACTATCAGAACTTCTGGGATGTTCCTTTTGATGAAGGTGAATGGTGTATTCTTGCAAGAACAAATTATATCGCTACAAAATACGCCAACAAACTAAGAGAAGAAGGGTGGGTCTACAGTCGTCATGGTCGCCCCAGTATTGATTCCAGAATATATGACGCCATTATATATTGGGAGAAACTGGCAAAAGGGGATCGGATTTCAATTGCTCAACTCAGAAGTGTATACATGCAAATGACTTCCGGGGAGGACTATGTGAAGGGCTTTGGTCCTCGTTGTCAGGCTTTCCTTGATTCAGATCAGGAAGAACTTGTTGATATTCATATGGCGGCTGATCGTTTTGGTTTGAGATGGAAACAAGGTATCCGGTGGCACGAAGCCTTGACCAAGATTGATATTGATACCAAGAACTATATACTTAACGCCTTGAAACGGGGAGACAACGTCAAACATCCAAGAATAAAGGTAAGTACCATTCACTCCATGAAAGGCGGTGAATGTGACAATATTCTAGTATCACCAGAATTATCCTACGCAGCTTATAAAACGTACCAGAAAAATCCTTCCATAGAGCACAGGGTTTTTTATGTGGCCGTCACCAGGGCTAAACAGTCGCTTCATATCATGGAGCCAGACAGCAAGGAGTTTTATTACGAGTTATGAAAACACCAGACAAAAATCTGAAGAAGGCTCAAGTCCTTGTCTCAGGAGAACGCGGGGAACAGCATGGTGATTTTGTGGACCTTCATGAGAGGGTAGCCCTTCTATGGTCAACCTACCTTGAAACCATGGTCACGGCAGAACAGGTTGCATTCTGCATGACGCTTCTCAAGGTAGCCAGATATGAAGTGGGCGAAAGAAACGAAGATGATCTGGTGGATGCTACTGCCTACACCGGGATCTGGGGAGATATTATTCTGCACTACAATGAGAATCGAAAATGAAGGAAGACCTATTTGACGAATCAGTCTGGACCCCTCCAGAGGTATTGCCTGATCTATCCCGGGAAAAAATAATAGCGGTGGACGTGGAAACTCGCGATCCCAACCTCCTTTCCAAAGGCCCCGGATGGTCAAGGGACGATGGTCAGCTGATCGGGATCGCTGTAGCGTCCTCCCGGTGGAATGCCTACCTCCCCATTGCCCATGAGGGAGGCGACAACATGTCGAAGAGGACAGTGTGCGGTTGGCTACAGGATCAGCTGGACCACAAAATGTCTGTGGTCTTTCACAACGCCCAGTATGATGTGGGGTGGCTGTTGACGGAAGGCATTGAAATAAAAGGGAAAATACTGGACACCATGATTGCTGCGCCATTGCTCGACGAGAACAGGTTCAGTTATTCACTGAACGCCCTTGGGGGGACCTATCTGGGGGAGCGTAAGCAGGAGGAAGATCTCAAACGGGCGGCAGGTCAGCATGGGGTGGATGCGAAGAAGGATATGTGGAAACTCCCGGCCTCAAGAGTAGCCTTGTACGCTGAAACGGATGCACGTCTCACGTTGCAGTTATGGGATGTTTTAAGTCGTAAGCTCAAGGAAGAAAACTGTGACAAAATATTTGAGCTGGAACTTGACCTTCTGCCGATCATATTTGAGATGAGGAAAAAAGGCGTAAGGGTTGACGTAGAAAAAGCCCAGGCAACCAAGGAGTTCCTCCAGAAAAAGGAGGATGCTCTTTTGAAGAAGATACATGATGAAACCAGAATTCACCTTGAACCATGGAACGCCACATCACTGGCGTCTGTCTTTGATGCGCTTGGTCTCTCGTATGAAAGAACCAAAAAAACGGAAGCTCCCAGTTTCACCAAGCATTTTCTTAAAAAGCATTCACACCCTGTGGCGAAAACCATTCTGGAGATTCGGGAGTACAACAAGGCCAACACTACCTTTGTCGATACGATACTCAATCATCAGCATAAAGGCCGCATCCATTGCGAGTTTAACCAGCTGCGCTCAGATGACGGTGGGACCGTGTCGGGACGTTTCTCATCAAGCCATCCTAATTTGCAGCAGGTTCCTTCCAAACATCCTGAAATAAAGGAAATGATCCGTGGTCTGTTTCTCCCTGAAGAGGGTTGCAAGTGGGGGAGCTTTGACTATAGCGAACAGGAACCCAGATGGCTCATGCACTATGCTTCAGGAACCCCGGCGGTGAAAGATAATGAAAAGGTCAAGGAAATAGTAAACCAGTACCGGAGCACCAATCTGGACTTTCATCAGATGATAGCCGATATAGCGGATGTGGATCGTTCCACTGCCAAGATAGTAAACCTGGGGATCATGTACGGCATGGGGGTTGGGAAACTGGCCAGTGTTATGGGGAATATATCCTTCGAAGAAGCCAGGGAACTGAGAAACGACTATGACGAGAAGGTGCCGTTCATCAGGGAGATGGCTTCCTCAGTCATGGAGGTGGCGTCTTTGCGAAATGAAATCCGTACACTAATGGGGCGCAAGTGCCGTTTTCCCATGAGGGAGCTTCGGGGGTATAACAGGGACTCAGGTTCCCTTATTCATGCGGACAAGCTTGAGGAAAGGTGGCGGGATATCCTGTCCATACCGCAAGAAGACCGGGAAAAGGGATGGGAAAAATTCAACCCTGACCGTTATCAGGTAGCTTTCACCTACAAGGCTTTGAACCGTTTGATACAGGGGTCCAGTGCCGATCAGACCAAGATGGCGATGAAGGTGTGCGCGGACCATGGTTACCTGCCCATGCTCACGGTTCATGACGAGCTTTGCTTTTCGATTAATGATGATCAGGTAAAAGAGATCAAGGACTTGATGGAGAATTGTATTCCTGAACTTCAGATACCATCAAGAA